TTTTAAAATAACTATAGGTATTAAAGAATCATCTTTTGTAATCTTTTCTAATTTTTTAAAACATTTATTTATAGTAACTTCACTTGTTTCACTAACATTTTTAATATCTTTTTTTGAAATATTTAATTTACATATTTGAGATATAAAATATACCACTCCTGCAGCAATAGATGGAGGAGTGTTTTCAGGCATAATATCTAATTTTTCAATTTTCATTGATATAAATTTACATAATTTAGTTAATTCAGTATTAATATTCAGTTTACTACAATATCTTTCAATAAATGAATCTGGAGTAGTTTTTCCTAAATTAGTTTTCTCTTTATTATCCATATCTTTTTCTAAATTATTAATAATTGATAAAGCATTTTTACATCCTTTTGTTGCACTTGTTATATCTAACTTAAATATTAAAGCTATTTCTTTAGCAGTTCTCGGATAATTATTTACTCTACATGATATGTAAATAGAAGCTGCTATAATACCATCTCTATTATCTCCTCTAAATGTTAAATCACATTCTGATATTTTTTTATGATATATAATAGCATCATCTATGATCATTTTTGGAATTCCTCCATTTTGTGCCATAACTGTAATTATTTGAAATTCATCATATTGAGATTTCTCTTTATAAGGCATTGATTGCCATTCCGCATATCGTCTTATTTTTCGCATTTCATAAGACATTGAACCAATACATAACACTTTACAACCATATGAAGATTCTTGTAAAAGCGGATTTATAGGCATTCCACATCTAGTTGGATCTGAATGTTGATTATCATCTGCTCCATAATATCTCCATTCAGCAGTTTGATCTACTAAATCTTTATAAATAATTCCACATCGTGTATTAGTACAAGTCAAAAAACCTTCTTCTGAAAATGCTAAACTACTTTCACATCTTTCACAAAATTCTCTATTTTTAGAACCATACATACATTCTAGTGAAATCGGCAATTTATCCGGATTGTCGATTTCTGAATCAAAAATATTCCATAATTCTGTTTTATTTATATTATTATTTTTTCGTTTTTGACTTTTGTCTTTATTCATTGTTTTTATGTATGTTCTATTATATAATATAATTTTAATTCAATTTTATTTATATATTTAATATATATTAAATAGTATATGGGAAATATGAATTCTAATAATTTAGAAAAATCAACAAGTGATAACTTATATGATATAATTGATAGTATCGCTACTTATTATATTTTAACTATGAATTTTAACAGTTTAGAAAAACTTTCTCAAAAAACCTATTGTGATAAATTAATTATTCTTACATCTGAAATAATTAATAACAATTTTAATAATATGGAAGTTGAACTTATCTCTCAAAAAATAAAAGACGGTATTCCTGTTAATATTTCTACTAAAGAAAATATTTCTTATATTAATAAAGATAATCTTGATAATATATCAATTGATAGTGATAAAAAACAAAAAATATGTATTGAAATCGCCAAATTTTATGTTAAAATAGCACATATATTTGCTGCTATTGTTATGACCATAAATCCAGTATATACATATGAAAATGAAAATGGAACAACTATTAAAACTGAATTATTAAAAAAAGATACAATCCCTAAAAATGCAAATACGAAATTATTACAATTGAATTTATGTAATAATAAAATTAATGAATTAAAACATAAACTATTTACTGATACAACCACAAATGATATAATTATTCAACCTACAATATGTTCTACTGGAGCTGATGAAATTAATACATCAAATAATACATCAAATAATACATCAAATACACTTTTAGATGAACCTGGAATTACAGAACTTATGGATTTGTATCTCGATGATAATTATGATTTTTCTACAGGTAAATTTATGGGAATGACTGAAACTACTAAAACTCAATTTCGTAAAGATTTACAATTATTTTATACTTCTTTTACAGGTAATATAAATATGCCTCCTGAAATAAATAAATTTAGTGATATTAAATTAAAAGATTATAATAAAACCTCTTTTTGTGAAAAATCCAATTCTGGAATTCAACAACAATATATACTTAATAAAAAAGATGAGCTATTTATTAAATATGCTGAAAATATACAACAAATGATAAAACGAGCATCTGAAAATCAATCTAAATTATTAAGTATTATTAATGAATTGTTTATTTATAAAATTGACTCCAACTCAACTAAATCAATTATAAAAATTAATAATAAATTAACTAATGCTAATTTAGACAAAATTATTATAAAATCACGACAATTAATTATTAATTTATATATTACGTGTGAAATGGATTATCTTAAAGGTATTAAATTATACGATGCAATAGTTCAATCTAAAATATTTGAAACTACATATAAACAAATTACACAACACGAAATAGATGCTTCTAAAATGATATCAGAAATTAAACAAATTGTAAAACCAGGATTTATAGATTCATTATTTAAACCGCCATTACAACCTTCTACTAAATTAACACAAATTAACACAATTTTACATCCATCTCTAGATCCAACTCAATCTTCAACTATAAATCCATCACCAACTCAATCTTCAATACATATTTAATTATATTTATTATTTAATATATATTTATGAAGCTGAAGCTGCGGCAGAACGACCTGCGGCGGCAGCGGCGGAAGCGGCGGCAGAAGCTGCTGCTGCGGCAGAACGACCTGCGGCAGCAGAACGACCCGCAGCGGCAGAAGCGGCAGCGTGTGCTGAAGCGGCACTAGATGCACTTCTTGCACTAGCAGCTTTTGCCGCTGCGTGTGCGGCTGATTTTGCTGCTGCATGAGCAGTTGCAAATCTTGATGCTGCAACACTTGCTGTAGCTTTAACTCTTCTAGCGGCAGCTTTATTTGCATGAGATACACGACGAGTTCCTCTTCCTTTTCTTCTTCTTCCTCCTCTGGTTGCCATTATATATTATATATATATAAAAAAATTTTTTTATAAATTTAAAATTATTAATTCTAAACTTTAATTCAAACTTTAATTCTAAACTAATCCTAAAATAATTAATTTTAAACTAATTAATCCTAAACTAATTAATCCTAAACTAATTAATCCTAAACTAATTAATCCTAAACTAATTAATCCTAAACTAATTAATCCTAAACTAATTAATCCTAAACTAACACTCTAAACTAACACTCTAAACTAATAAATTAAAACTAATTTAAATAATAATTATTAAAAATAAATTATTTAAACTTATGTTCTATTTGATCTAAAACTTCATCACCATAAATTAAATTTCCTGAAGGTTTATATGATTTTATAGGAGTATATTCCTTTTTATTAATTTGTTTAGATTTATTTAACACATCATCCGCTTTTTTTAAATTAAAAACATTATCAATATTATTTTCATTTAATATTTTTAAATTATCATCTTCTTCAATTTGTTGTTCTCCATATTCATTAATAATAATACCTGTTTTTTTTTTCAATTCTGTTCTAACATATGAAGGTACATAATGTATCCAAGATATAAATAATAAATTTGGATGAATATAACGTACAATAAATCCATTAGTTTTCAATTTATCAATTAAATATGCTATACAAGCCGCTTGATCAAACTTTGGAACTCCAATAATAATTTCAGGAACTAAAAACCAACTGAAATGTTCATCTTTTTTTTGTCTAGAGATAGTTTTAATTCTGATATGAATACGATTTAAAATTTTATTAAATAATGATAATTTAAATAAATCTTGTTGATGTTTTTTTTCATATAATTCATCAATATTCAGTTTTTCAGAAAAGTCATCAATATTTTCTAATGTAAATATATTAGCCATTAAATTGATTTTAGAAAAAAACTTATTAAAATTAATGTATTAATAATAATACATTAAATGACAATTAAACATTTAGTAATTTCAGGAGGTGGACCGATTTTAATTCAAGTATTAGCCGCGATTCAATATTTAGAAACACACAATTTTTTAAATATGTCAAATATAAAATCCATATATGGTACATCTGCAGGAGCAATTATAGGAACCATATTGTGCCTTAATTATGATTTTGAAACAATAAATGATTATATTATAAAACGTCCGTGGAATGATGTATTTACAATTAAAGTTCAAAATATATTTGATGCTTATACTCAAAAAGGTATATTTAATATAAAAACGATAGAGAAATGTTTTAAACCATTATTTGATGCTAAAGATATTGATATAAATATAAATTTAGAAGATTTTTATAAATTATCAAATATAGAATTGCATTTATATACATTTGAAATAAACGAATATAAAATAGAAGATATTTCTTATATAAGTCATCCGAAATTATCCTTAATGATTGCAATTCAAATGACGTGTGGATTACCAATTTTAATTTCACCTGTTTGTATAGATGATAAATGTTATATTGATGGTGGTGTAAAATGTAATTACCCTTTAAATTATTGTATTGAAACGTGTAATAATTCAGATGAAATATTAGGATTTAAAAATAAATATAAAAACGAAATAAATAACATTAATAAAAAATCAACATTAATAGATTTTTTATTTAATTTTTTATTTAAAGCTGTATTTAGTATTAATACAGATGATAAACAGATTGATTTAAAATATGAAATAATATGTCATGCGGAATCATTAAATATTGATATGTTACATAATGTGTTAAGTAACATAGATGTTAGAAAAGAACTATTTAATATTGGAACTCAAAATGCTACCAATTATTTAAATAAATTAAATAATCCTATTTAAAGAATAAATAAAGTATTTAATATTCCTATTTAAAGAATAAATAAAGTATTTAATATTCCTATTTAAAGAATAAATAAAGTATTTAATAATCCTATTTAAAGAACTGTATTTAAAAATTGAGTTAAAGTCACTTTCGTAGGTTTTGCATCATATTCAATCACTTGTCCTTCTTTTAATAACTTAATCGTAGGATAACCTTCTACACTATATAAATTCATCATTTTATCTACTTCTGCTGTTTCTTCAGAACAATTGATTTCTGTAAAAATAATATGATAACCATTTATTTTCTTATCTTGATATTCACTTTTTAATTCATCCCAAATAGGTTTTGCAGTTTTACAATGAGGACACCAATTCGCAAAGAAAAATAATAATTCAGCACTTTTATTTTCTTGCGAATTATTCGAACTCGATTTTATTTGAGGAGAAACATAATAATAATTATAAATTATTATACTTAAAATAAAACCAATTATAACAACACTACTCATTATTAATATATTTTTAATATTAAATATACTTTTTTGTATAGACGACGATTCACCACCAGATGTAACATTTCCAAACCTCATCATTATATTGTATATATAATATATTATTAACATATTCTTTTAACGAATCTAAATTAGATATTATATATTATATATTATAACCACTATATTACTAATAATTAAATACTTATTTATTATTATTTTATATTATTGTTTTAACTAAATCATTTATATATACTTTAATACATCCTTTTAATTACAAAAATAAGTAATAATCCTATAAAAAATGTAAATACATAACTACACATAATATTCATATTTATTTGTGATTTTACTTCTTCCGTACTTGAAGAATCATTCGCTATTTTTAATAAATTAGTTTGTTTATTATTTAAATATATTATATAAATAAGTAAACATATTACAAATATTTTCATCAATACAGATATTGATGAAAAATATTTTAATGGACTAATTATAAATATTATTATTATTATTATTGATATAATAGAACAAAAACATATTTGTTTTGTTACATCAGTAAATATTGTTAAATTAAATGGAGTATTTAAATTCATATATTATATATATATTAAAATCATTTTATTTTTATTATTTTTATTGTAGTATATTATAATGAAACATACTTATTATAATAATAATAATCACAATAAAACCAAAAAAGTATTTTCTAAAAAACATTTTAATTCTGGTGAAGGATTTTTAACAAATGTGTGGGGACCTTTAATGTGGACTTATCTTCATATTATGAGTTTTAATTATCCAAATAATCCTACTATGGAAAATAAAATGCATTATAGACAATTTATTTTAAGTCTTCAATATGTATTACCATGTAAATACTGTAGAATTAATTTTACTAATTTCTTAAAAAAACATCCATTAAAAATGACTCATATGAGTAATAGAAATACTTTTTCACGATATATATATCAACTTCACGAATCTATTAATACAATTTTACATAAAAAATCAAATCTTACTTATTCACAAGTTAGAGAAAGATACGAACATTTACGATCTAGATGTATTGATGAACCACCACCACCATTACCAATAACATCCAAAAATATTACATTGAAAAAAAAAGAAAAAGGATGCACTGAATCTTTATATGGTAAAAAATCTAAATGTATTATTAATATTGTTCCACAAGAATATAAAAGTAAAACTTTTAATATTGATAAAAAATGTATATCTAAAAAAAATAAATTTAAATTATAAATTATAAATTATAAATTAAATACACTTTTATTAATTCATTTATTTTTTCTCTCTTGTATATCTAATTCTTTTTCTATATATTCATTATTTTTTTTTAATTGTTGTATTCTTTCTTTAACAGTTAATTTTTTTGAATTTTTAGGACTACCTGGACTTAAACTACTTTGACTTGAATCTGATTTAAACCCTGTACTAAAAGAATTTCTAGTTTTATTTGTTCTTTTCTCTTTTCTCTCTAATTTTTTTAGTGTTTTAAATTTCTTTAAATACATTTCATCATTGTTCTTTTTTAATGTATCTAATTGTTTCTCTACATTATTTGTTTCAACTTCAATTTCTTTTGCATCACGTATTAATTTTTTTAAAATATCTATTTTTTTAGAATTACGAGAAGTTGGAAATTTTAAAGATAAAATACTTTTTTGTTTTTTTGTTATATCTTCTAATTCTTCTTCCATTTTTTTATAATGTTTATCAAATGAATCATTTTTTGCTAAAGATACTGGTGATGATGGTTTTGAATTATGTGATGATAAACTTGAATATGAGTCAGTTTTATACGACTTAAAAGGTGATTTTTTTGCTAAAAGTTCTAATTCTTCTTCCATTTTTCGATAATTTTTATCAAATGAATTATTTTTTGCTAAAGATACTCGTGATGATGGTTTTGAATTATGTGATGATAAACTTGAATATGAGTCAGATTTATACGACTTATCAAAAGGTAATTTTTTTGCAAAATTATCTAATTCTTTTTGCATTTTTCGATATTTTTTATTACGTATTGATGTTGATGAGTGAGTTTTATTTGTTGGTTTTATTTTTCTTGATTTTATATTTCTTGATTTTATATATTTTGGTTTTCTATTACTTAAAGATGATGACGATGATAAACTATTTATTTGTTTTTCTCTTAATTTTCTTAATTTTTTTGTAAGTGCTCTTGTGTTAAGTATTTTACTTTTTATATGTACAGATAATTTATCTGAACTTTTAGAACTTAAACTAGGAGTTCTTACTGTAAATAAAGATGAACCTTTTGAACTTCTAGAACCTCTTGAACTTAAACTTCTACTTCTTCTTTTAGAACTTCTAGAACCTCTTGAACTTTTAGAACTTAAACTAGGTGTTCTT